GCTCACTTTACACACCCGCGAAATCGCGGATGGGGGTATCCCCCTGGGGGGTTGGCGCTCTGATGGGTCGAAATCCGAAGCCCACCGCCCTCAAAAAGCTCCAGGGGAACCCTGGCAAGCGGCGCCTGCCCGAGAACGAGCCGACGCCGGCGCCGGCTCTGCCGACGTGCCCCTCGCATGTGCGCGGCAAAGCCCGCAGCGAGTGGCGGCGGATCTCGGCCGAGCTCGTCAAGCTCGGCCTGCTCACCCAGGTCGATCGGGCCGCCCTGGCTGCCTATTGCTCGGCCTACGGGCGCTGGATCGAGGCGGAGGGCTATATCAAGACCGATGGGCTGACGATCACCACGCCCAACGGTTTCATGATTCCCTCTCCGTATGTTGGGATCGCCAATAAGGCCGTCGAGCAGATGGGAAAGTTCGCGGCGCAGTTCGGCTTTACGCCGGCGAGCCGCTCCCGGATCAGCCTGCCGAAAGAAAAGGATGAAGACCCGTTCGAGGCCTTTGTGCGTGAGCGCCTTGGCGCAGGAGCGAAGGCGTGAACATCTGGGACCAGTACGCCCAGGACGTGATCAGCGGCGCGCAGGTCGCCTGCCGGTGGGTGCGACTGGCCTGCCAGCGGCACGTCAATGACCTGGTCAACGGGCCGGCGCGCGGTTTGTGGTTCGACGAGGCCGCGGCGAATCATGCGATCCGGTTCTTCGGATTCCTGCGCCACTCGAAAGGGGAGTGGGCTGGGCGCGTAGTGACACTCGAGCCGTGGGAACAGTTCATCGTGGCCATGGTGTTTGGCTGGATGCGCGCCGATGGCTCGCGCCGTTTCCGGGTGGCCTACATTGAGGTGGCCCGCAAGAACGGCAAATCCACGCTCGCCGCCGGCGTTGGGCTACTCCTCCTGGTCGCCGACGGCGAGCCGGGCGCCGAGATCTACACGGCCGCCACGAAACGCGACCAGGCGCGCATCACCCACAGCGAGGCGACACGGATGGTGAAGAGTTCGCCGTCGCTCCGCAAGCGGATCCGGGTGTTTCGCGACAACCTGAACATCGAGGACACCGCCTCGAAGATGGAGCCCCTCGGCGCAGATTCGGATACGTTGGACGGATTGAATCCGCATGGCGCGTTGGTCGATGAGGTGCACGCCCACCGGACGCGCGACATGTGGGACGTGCTCGAGACGGCCACCGGCGCGCGCCGCCAACCGTTGATCTTCGCCACCACCACGGCGGGCTTCAATCGCCAGTCGTTGTGCTATCAGCTCCACGATTACACCGAGAAGGTTCTCAGCGGTGTCCTGCAGAACGACTCGCATTTCGGGATCATCTACACCCTCGACCTTGAGGACGATAAGGATGGCGCACCAGGCGACGACTGGGAAGACGAGGCGGTCTGGGTCAAGGCGAATCCCAACCTGAACGTGAGCAAGAAGCTCTCGACGATGCGCGAAAAGGCCGAGAAGGCCCGCGGCATGCCCGCCTCATTGAATGCGTTCTTGCGCCTCGAACTCAACGTGTGGACCCAGTCCGAAACCAAGTGGATTCACCGTGATCATTGGGACGCCTGCGGGGCTGCCGTGGACGCTAACGGGCTGCGCGGCCGCCGCTGCTTCGCGGGGCTCGACCTATCCAGCAACGTCGACATCACCGCCGAGCTGCTCGTCTTCCCGCCCGATTCGACCAAGGATCCCTACCGGGTCCTGTGCCGATTCTGGATCCCGGAGGACGCGATTGACACCAGGAGCAAGCGTGACCGGGTGCCCTATGACGCCTGGGTGCGGGCTGGTTACATCTCCACCACGCCGGGAAACGTCATCGACCACGATTTCATTCTGGCCCAGATCGAGCAGGACGCCGAGGCCTATGACATTCAGCAGCTCGCCTTCGACGCCTGGGGCGCGTCCCAGGTGCAGACCAAGCTCACTGAGATTGGCGGCCGTGAGGACTGGATCGTCAAGTTCGGCCAGGGCTTTGCATCAATGTCGCCGGCGATGCGCGACCTCGAGCGGCTGATCCTCGGGCACCGCCTGGCGCACGGCAATAACCCGGTGCTCACGTGGATGGCCGACAACCTGGTGGTCGACACCGACGCGGCCGCCAACATCAAGCCCGACAAAGAGCATTCGATCGAACGTATCGACGGGATGGTCGCGCTCATCATGGCCGTGGCCACTGCGATGCGGGGCGGCGGTAAGGCCGAATCGGTCTACGAAAAGCGGGGGATCAGGCAGCTATGAACCGATGGGACGTCATCTTCCTGCTCGGCGTGGGCCTGCTCGCCCTGGGCGCGGGCTTGCTGCTCATCCCCGCCGGCGTGATCGTGGCCGGGGCCGGGCTGATTGTGTTCGCCGTCATTGGCGCGCAAGGCGAGCCGCCGCCGGCGCGGCCGCCGACGCCGCCGGCCGGAGGTCAGCGATGACGGGAGTCCTCACTCGCCTGATGAGCCGCCGCGCGCTCGATGAGAACAGCGGCCGCGGGCTGATTGACAAGCTGCGCAACCCTGGGGCCGTCACGGCCGCCGGCGTGGCGGTGACGCCCGACACGGCCCTCACGTATTCGGCCGTGTGGGCGTGCGTGCGCGTCCTTGCCGAGGACGTCGGATCACTCCCGCTCATCCTGTATCGGCGTCTTCCGCGCGGCGGCAAGGAGCGCGCCACCGATCACCCCCTATATCGCCTGCTCCACGACGCGCCCAACAGTGAGATGTCGTCGATGGACTGGCGCGAAGCGCAGATGACGAACCTGTGCCTGTGGGGAAACGGGCACAGCCAGGTGCGCTGGAACCGAGGCGGACGCATCGTCGACATGTGGCCGATGTTGTCGCGCTACGTGCGTCTCGAACGGCGCGACGGCCAGCTGCGCTATATCAGCACAGACCCCGCGGCGCGCGCACCGGATCTTCCGGCCAGCGAGATGCTGCACACGCGCGGCATGTCCACCAACGGACTTGTGGGCCTGTCGCCGATCGCGCTCGCCCGCCAGGCGATTGGGCTGGGCCTGGCCACCGAGCGCTACGGCGCCGCATTCTTTGGCAACGGCGCGCGCCCGGGTGTGGTGCTGATGACGCCTGGCGAGCTCAGCGATCCCGCGTATGAGCGGATGAAGAACTCCTGGGGCGAGGCCCACTCGGGCGTTGAGAACGCCCACAAGCCGGCGATCCTGGAGCAGGGCACCACCATCGAGACGATCGGCGTGCCGCCCGAAGAGGCTCAGTTTCTGCAAACGCGCAAGTTCCAGGTGCTCGAAGTGGCACGCTGGTACCGCATGCCGCCCCACAAGATCGGAGATCTCGAGCGCGCGACGTTCAGCAACGTCGAACATCAGGGACTGGACTACGTTGTCAACACCCTTCGCGCCTGGCTGACCCGCTTTGAGCAGGCGATCGCGCGCACGCTGTTCACCGACTCCGAGCGCGACGTCCTCTTCGCCGAGTTCCTGGTGGACGGGCTGCTGCGCGGTGATCAGAAAGCCCGCTACGACGCGTATGCCGTGGCCAGGAGCTGGGGATGGATGAGCGCGAACGAGATCCGCGAACGCGAGAACATGAACGCGATCCCGGGCGGCGACGCATATCTCATGCCGCTCAACATGACAACGGCGGGCGCCACGCCCACGCCGGCGCCGGATCCGCAAGGCAACGACGCGGTGCGGGCCCTGGCGGTGGTGTATCGCGACGCCGTCGAGCGCGTCGCTCGGCGCGCGGCCCGAGACATCGGTGAGCTCGCCCGCAAGCACCTCGCCAAGGGCGATATCGATGCGTTCGGGCGAGGCCTCGCCGCGCTCGGGATCGAGCTCCGCGAGTACGCCGAGCGGGCGATTACGCCCTGCGTGACCGCCCACGCGACCCTCACCGGCGCGCCGGCCGAACGCATCGCGCCGCGGGCCGCCAATGACTTCGCCGGCTGGTGGATCCAGATGGCGATCGAGATGGTGCGTGGCATGGTCGACGGCGCGCGCGCCGCCCAGATCGACCTGGTGAGCGCCGTCGATACGCAACTGCGGCGCTGGGACGCCGACCGAATCTCTGAGTGGGCGCTCTACGCCGCCACGTGCGTGCGGACCGCCCTGCAGGAGGACAAACACGATGCCTGACAAACTGACCCCACCCGCGAGCGTGAAGCGCTCGGCCGCAGATCATGAGACGCGCCTTGTCGTCATGCAGGAGATGCGCCTGCTCGAAGACCCCGGCCAGCCGCCGGCGATCGAGGGCTATGCCGCCGTGTTTGACGCGCCGTCCGAGGATCTCGGCGGGTTCGTCGAGTATGTCCGGCGGGGCGCTTTCACAAAAACGATCGGCGAGGCCGACGTGCGCGCGACGAAGAACCACGACCCCAACGTCGTGCTCGGCCGCACCAAGAACGGCACGCTGACGATGAGCGAGGACATCCACGGGCTGCGGGTGAAGATCCTCCCGCCCGACACCCAGGCCGCCCGCGATCTGATGATCCAGATGCGCCGCGGTGATATCGACCAGATGTCCTTCATGTTCGACACGGTCCGCGACGAATGGCTCGTTCAGGGCGACGCGATCACGCGCGCGCTGATCGAGGTCCGTCTCTACGACGTCGCAGTCGTGACCTATCCCGCGTATCCCCAGACGAGTGCTGAGGTGCGCAGCCAAGTTCAGCAGTTACGGCAGTCCATCGCTGCGCCGGGTCAGGCGGCCCACCCAGCGGATGCGGACCCGGCCGATGCGCAGGCGCGCATTGCGCTGATGCTCCGCGAGTTGGAGATCGCCGAACGCAGTTAGCCGGGTAACCGGCAGGAGAAAACACCGTGAATGAGTTGCAGAAACTGATCGAGCGCCGGACGGCCAAGGCCTCCGAAGCGCGTCACATCCTCGAGGGCGCCAGGCTGGCCACCCGCGACCTGAACGCCGAAGAGCGCGGCAAATACGACGCGCTCATGACCGAGATCGACGGCCTGAATGGCGACATTGGCCGCATGCAGAAGATGCTGGCCCTCGACGCCAACCTGGGCGCGCCGACCCGCGAGGCGAACTTGCCCGACACCGGCATCGGGATGTCCAACAAGGAAATTGGCCAGTACAGCCTGGTGCGGGCCCTTCGCGCCGCGGCTGAATCGCGAACCAACCCGCGCGCCTGGGACGAGGCGGGACTCGAGCGCGAGGCCTCGGACGCCGTGGCCAAGCAGAGCGGGAAAGCGGCCCGCAGTTTCTTCATCCCCCACGACTGGGCGAACAAGAGCCTGCAGGAGGCCCGCGGCTTGAGCGACGCGAGCATGCGCGACGTCGTTCAGCGCCTGAATCGCCTGGAGCGGCGCGACCTGACTGCCGGCACGAACAACGCCGGCGGCTACACGGTTCAGACTGACCTGCTCGAGCAATCGTTCATCGAACTCCTGCGCAACCAGATGGTTCTGCGCCGGGCCGGCGCGACCATGCTGGGCGGGCTGGTGGGCAACATCGCGATCCCCTCGCAGACTGGTGGCGCGACCGCCTACTGGGTGGCGGAAAACGGCGCGCCGACCGAGTCGCAGCAAGTCATCGGGCAGGTGACGATGACGCCGAAGACCGTCGGCGCCTTCACCGACATGAGCCGCCGGCTGCTCGCGCAGAGCTCCCTGGACGTGGAGGCCTTCGTGCGCGGCGATCTGGCGCAGGTCCTGTCGATTGCCATCGACCTCGCCGGCCTGCATGGCACGGGTGCGTCGAACCAACCGACGGGCGTGGCGCTTGTCTCCGGCATCGGCGCGGTCTATGCAGGCGGTGCCGCGAACAACGGCGTCAACGTCAACGGCATCGCGCCGGTCTGGGCGGACGTGGTCAACCTCGAGACGGCCGTTGCCGTTGCCAACGCCGGCGTCGGCTCGCTGGCCTACATCACCAACCCGAAGGTGCGCGGCAAGTTCAAGACGACTCAGATCGCGGCGAACCTCCCGATGATCTGGCAAGGGAGCGAGCTCAACGGTTACCCGACGTTCGTCTCGAGCCAGGTCCGGAGCGACATCACCAAGGGTTCGAGCACGACCCTGTCGGCGATGTTCTTCGGCAACTGGGCCGATCTCATCATCGGCATGTGGGGCGCCATCGACGTTCTGGTCGATCCCTACACGGGCAGCACGGCCGGCACGGTTCGTGTTGTCGAGCTGCAGGACATCGACATCGCGGCCCGACACGCGGCGTCGTTCAGCCTGTGCCAGGACATGCTCGCCGGGTAGTGACTGATCGGGGCCGCGCGGGCAACCGCGCGGCCCCATAGAGGCAGACATGCGGATCAAGTTCGTGGAAGCCACCTTTATACGCGGAACGGCCGTCGATCGCGGCGATGTGCGCGACGAAGAGCCGACGCTCGCCCAGGCACTCATCGCGTCCCGGCGGGCGGTCGCGGTCGTCGAAGACGCGCCGGCGGCCGCGCCGGCTGTGCCCGAACAGACGGCGACAACGGGTACCGAGACGGCGACAACGGTGGTCACCAGCTCGAAGCCACGGAGGCGCGGGTGATCCAGCGCGCGCTGAAGAGCGTCACGCCGCCGGCGTCCGAGCCTGTAACGCTCGCGGAGGCCAAACTCCATGTGCGTCAGGATCTCGACACCGACGACACGCTCATCACCGGGTTGATCACCGCGGCGCGCGAAGAGGTCGAGCGGATCTGCTGGCATGCGCTGCTGACCCAAACCTGGGAGCTGGTCCTGGACCGGTGGCCGGCGGGCGACGCGATCGAGTTGCCGCGGCCGCCGTTGCAGTCGGTGACGAGTGTGAAATACACCGATAGCAGCGGCGCCGAGACGACCTGGAGCGCGGCCAACTACGTGGTCGATACGGACAGCACCCCGGGACGCATCGTGCTTGCGTATAGCGTCACATGGCCAACGGTGGTGCTGCAGCCAACAGGCGGGATCCGGGTCCGTTACGTCGCCGGTTGGACGAGCGCGGCCAACGTTCCCCAGGCGATCAAGCAGGCGTTACTGTTGCTCGTTGGCCACTGGTACGAGAACCGCGAGGACACGGGGAAGGCGGCGACCGACACGATTGCGCGCGGCGTGGCAGATCTGCTGCGCTCGTTCCGCGATGCGGTGCGGAGGCGCTGATGCGAGCCGGAGATCTGAGGCACCGAGTGACGATCCAGAAGCGGGCCGCGCCGCAGACGCAGAACAGCGCCGGCGAGATCACGACGACCTGGTCGACGGTGGCCACAGTCTGGGCGGCCGTCGAGCCTCAGTCCGGCAC